CTTCAGTGGATGGTACAGTTACAGAGAACTGGGAAGCCCAGTTTTAAATGTCAAAGAATTATAATGCCAATAGTCAGTTAAAAGCGGCTGGTGTTAATATCCCTTTTACTGAAGATCAAGTCAAAGAGTACATGAAATGTGCTGCTGATCCAATCTACTTTATTGAAACGTATTGCAAGATCATATCACTTGATCATGGTCTTATTGATTTTAAACTATATGAATGCCAAAAGGAAAAGGTGAAGGTAATACATGAGAATAGAAAAGTTATCCTTATGGAAGGTCGTCAACAAGGTAAGACGACAACTAGTGCAGCATATATTCTCTGGTATACACTATTTCAAGAATCGAAACAAGTCGCGATCATGGCAAACAAAGCCACCGCCGCCCGTGAGGTCTTATACAGGTATCAGTTGATGTATGAGAACCTTCCAATGTGGTTACAACAAGGTGTTACTACATGGAATAAGGGAGATATAGAACTTGAGAACAATTCAAAGGTGTTCACTGCAGCAACGACATCTTCTGGTATCCGCGGTAAATCTGTTAACATGCTGTATGTCGACGAAGCTGCGATCATACCTAACAACGTAGCTGATGACTTCTTCACTTCAGTTTATCCTACGATATCTGCGGGTGAAACGACAAAGATCTTATTAAGCTCTACTCCATTAGGTTACAACCACTTTTGGAAATTTTGGAACGATGCTGAGAATAAACGTAATGACTTCGTACCTCTATTCATACCATATACACGGATCCCAGGTAGAGATGAAAAATGGGCAGAAGCACAAAGGAGACAGCTTGGTGAACTGAAATATAACCAAGAAGTGTTATGTACCTTCTTAGGTTCTGCACTCACTCTGGTGCGCTCAGATGTGATCGGGAGACTATCACCGGCCAGAATCATATATAGTAAGGATGGTTTGGATGTGTATGATAAACCTATTAAAGATCATAGCTATTGTTTAATAGCTGATACGGCAAAAGGTGTGGGTGGAGACTACTCAACGTTCTCTATCGTGGACATCACAGAGTCGCCATATAAACAAGTGGCAAAGTATAGAGACAACAATATTAGTCCTATGCTATTCCCATCAGTGATATATAAAGTAGCAACAGAATATAATCAGGCATACGTATTACTAGAAGTTAACTCTTCTGAACAAGTAGGAGCTATCCTTTATTCTGAGATGGAATATGAAAATATCCTATTTGTAAATAGAAATACAGATGGACAAGTAGTATCAGGTGGCTTCGGTGGTGGTAAAGCACAACTAGGAGTTAATACTGATAGGAAAGTAAAAAGAATCGGTTGTATGAACTTCAAGGCCTTGGTCGAAGAGAATAGACTTTTAGTCCAAGACATTGATACTATACAAGAGATATCGACTTTCATCGAGAACAACAAAGGCTCTTACGAGGCTGATGAAGGTTATCATGATGACTTAGTTATGACATTAGTATTATTTGGGTGGTTGACCACAAATCCATACTTTAAAGACCTAAACAACGTAAACATTAGGCAGATAATGTATGAAAACCGTATCAAGCAAATAGAGGATGAGCTAACCCCATTCGGATTCATGGATGATGGTAGGGGTAGCCAGGACGAACAAGTCCTATTGAATTTTTAATAGTTATAAATATATGTATAGAGGTGACTCTAGCTTATATCATAAAAAACCTAATTTAAGGAGAAACAAAAATGCCGTTTCAATTATCTCCAGGAGTTGCGGTAGTCGAGAAAGACTTTTCTGCAATCGTTCCCGCAGTAGCTACTTCTGCTGGCGCTTTTGCTGGTGTGTTTGCATGGGGTCCAGTTCTTGATCCTGTAACAATTACATCTGAAAACGTTTTAGTTCAAAGATTTGGTAAACCAACAGATTCTAACTTTGACTCTTTCTTTACAGCAGCAAATTTCCTAGCATATACAAACAATTTGTTAGTGGTTCGTGTTGATACCGCTGACGCAAAAAACGCTGTTGCAACAGGTACTGCAGTTAAGATCAAAAACTTTGACCAATATTCAACTAGCTATTCTAATGGACAGGGTACGGTAGGAGAATGGGCTGCTAAATACCCAGGTGCTTTAGGTAATTCACTTAAAGTTTCTATGGCTGACTCACAAACATTTACTGGTTGGACATATGCAGATGAATTTGATTCTGCTCCTAGCACTTCTGCATTTGCTACATTAGTAGGTAGCACAAACGATGAGATACACGTTATCGTTGTCGACGAAGATGGTCTATGGACAGGCGAACGTGGTGCAATTTTAGAAAAATTCTCTTATGTTTCTAAAGCTTCTAATGCTGTAAAATCAGATGGTACAAATAACTACTATAAAAACGTAATTAATAGTCAATCTAAATACATTTGGTGGATGGATCATACATCTGCTGTTACAACAACAGTAGCTGGTGTAGGAACTTCAGGTGTTAATTGGGGAACAGACGCATTAAGTAATGGATTTAAAGATCTTACTGGCGTTGTAACTAAATCATTAGCTGGCGGCGTAGATGACTTATCAGCTACAGACGGTGAATTACAAGCTGGATTTGCTATATTTGCAAATGCAGAACAATATGACATCTCTTTAATCCCAGTTGGTAAGGTTTCAGAAACTGTTGCAGAATATGTAATTAATAATGTTGCTGAAGTACGTTTAGACTGTGTAGCATTTATTTCTCCACAATACATCGTTGGTAATGCTTCAGGTGGTACTGATGGTGATGTTATTCAAGGTGGTACACTCAGTGATATGGTTGATGCATTGAATGAATATAGAAATGAATTACCAAGTTCATCATACGCAGTATTAGATTCTGGTTCTAAATATCAATATGACCGTTATAATGACAAATATAGATTTGTTCCATTAAATGGCGATATCGCTGGTTTATCTGCACGTACAGATTATACTAATGATCCATGGTATTCACCCGCTGGTTTAAATCGTGGTCAAGTTAAGAACGTTGTTAAACTTGCGGTAAATCCAGGTAAAACTGAGAGAGATAACCTTTACAAAAATGGCGTTAACCCAGTGGTTAACTTCCCTGGTCAAGGTACAGTACTCTTCGGTGACAAGACTCTTCTAGCTAAACCAAGTGCATTTGACCGTATCAACGTACGTCGTTTATTCATCGTACTTGAAAAAGCTATTGCTACAGCTGCTAAATATCAATTATTTGAATTCAATGACAGCTTTACAAGAGCACAATTTAAGAACCTTATTGAGCCATTCTTAAGAGATGTTCAAGGTCGTAGAGGTGTTACTGACTTTAGAGTTAAATGTGATGATACAAATAATACAGGAGAAGTTATCGATCGCAATGAATTTATTGCTGATATCTTTATCAAACCTAACCGTTCGATCAACTTCATTACGCTTAACTTCATTGCTGCAAGATCAGCGGTTTCTTTCAGTGAAATCGGTGCATAGCATATAAATAATAAAGAGAAAATTAAAGGATAAACTATGGCAAATATTAGCGATTTTAAAGCACAACTGATTGGTGGCGGAGCACGTGCCAATCAGTTTAGTGTCGAGTTAACATTCCCTGCATATGTTGTCGGTGGACCTGCTGTTGGATTACAATCACAGTTCTTATGTAAAGCTGCTCAATTACCAGCTTCAAACGTAGAGAATATGCCGATTCAATATCGTGGTCGTGCTGTTAACTTTGCTGGCGAAAGAGTATTCCAACCATGGACAGTAGCCATCTATAATGACACAACATTTAACATCCGTAATGCGATGGAAAAATGGTCAGATGGAGTACAAAATCATAGCCAAACAAATGGTAGAACAAACCCAAGAGACTATCAAGTGGACTTAAGAGTTCATCAGTTAGATCGTAATGGTGCTATCGTTAAGAGCTATAAGTTCCATGACGCGTATCCAACAACTATCGGTGCGATAGCAGTTGACTATGATACAGTTAATCAAATGGAAATCTTTGATGTTGAATTTACTTACAACTATTGGACATCTGATACAAGTACAGCTGGTTCGAACTTCGGTGTTAAGGTTGCTGTTAACACACCGATTGGTACGTTCCCTATCAACATTTAGTTGGTAATTTATAATTAAGTAAGGTATATTATGGAAATCTTTGGATTCGAGATAGCAAAGAAAAAAGCCAAACGTGCGCAGGGAACAGAAGTTGTTACCCCTGCGCCGGATGACGGCTCAACGGTAATATCTACTCTTGGAGCTGCAGCTGCCTATTATGGCATGACTGTCGACCTTGAAGGTGTTATCAAGAATGAAAATGATTTAATTCGCCGATATAGAGAGATATCTCAGTACGGTGATTGTGACAATGCTGTAGAAGACATCGTTAACGAAGCTATCGTTGCTAATAATGATGAGCAGATCGTTGAAGTTGTATTAGACGACGTTAAGTTATCTGCTTCAGTTAAGAGGATGATTCAAGACGAGTTTAATGAGATACTTAAACTCTATAAGTTTAGCAACAGAGGTCATGACATATTTAGGTCATGGTATGTAGATGGTAGATTATACTATCACATCCTTATTGACAACGAGAACATTAAGAATGGTATTCAAGAATTAAGATATATTGATCCACGTAAGATCAGACGTATCAAGAATATCAAAAAAGGTAAGAACGATAAAGGACTCGACGTCGTTATTGGTATAGAAGAGTTTTATATCTATAATGATAAAGGTATTAACGAGAATACAAGTCAAGGCGTTAAATTATCGACTGATTCGGTAATATATTGTCCTTCAGGCCTGATCGATCAGAACTCTAACACTATGTTAGGGTATCTACATAAAGCGATCAAACCTGTAAACCAATTGAAGATGATCGAAGATGCATTGGTAATCTACCGTGTATCGCGAGCACCTGAAAGAAGAATATTCTACATTGACGTAGGTAATTTGCCTAAGCTTAAAGCTGAGCAATACGTTAATGATATCATGAATAAGTATAGAAATAAAGTTGTCTACGATGCAGCCACTGGCGAAATCAGAGATGACCGTAAACACCTCTCTATGATGGAAGACTTTTGGATGCCTCGACGAGAAGGTGGAAAAGGTACTGAAATCACTACCTTGAACGGCGGTCAGAACCTCGGTCAAATCGAAGACATCAATTATTTCCAAAACAAGTTGTATCAATGCTTAAATGTACCTGTATCAAGAATGAAACCTGATCAAGGCTTCAGTATTGGCAGATCAAATGAGATAACAAGAGACGAAGTTAAGTTTAATAAGTTCATTGAACGAATTAGACGTAAGTTCTCAGTATTATTCTCAGAAGCATTAAGAGTACAATTAATTGCTAAACAGATTATTAGACCTGACGAGTGGGAAGCAATATCTCAAGATATTAGATTTGATTTCCAAGAAGATAACCACTTCGCAGAGTTAAAAGATTCAGAGATCATTAGTAATAGGATTAGCGTAC